CACTGTGCAGTTGATCCTTTCAGAATTGAGTGTTGCCAAGAAAGTTTATGCTAAAGACGTTGAAAACGCGAAATTGTGGTATGTGTTGGAAACCGAGGCAACACCTCAACAGCAATGAAAACAATGGTTTAAGGGGGGGTGTTGGATGTGTTGGCAACATGTTGTATTCTAGCTGCGGATACCGGGAGGTGTGTTGCTTGTTTCGGGGGTCATCTTGATGGACCCCGAAGCAACACCCGATCCGGGGCGACAGGGCAAAGGGAAGAATTTTTTTCGGAGGGTGATATGGATTGGCGTGAGTGCAGGTACTTCTGGAACCCGGATACGGGGTTCGTTCTGGTGACCCGCAAGGGTGGGGTCGATCCGGGCAAGGAGGTCGCCAGGATGTGGATGGATGGCGCCGAGGACAGGCTGGAGGGTCTGGCGTGGGATGACCTGGCGATTGTGGCCAAGGTCTTTGTTGAGTTTAACACGCTGGTTGTGCGCGATAGAATTTCTATTGACGACGCGCACCGGGAGTTTCTGAAGATCAGGCAGTATCGCTGCTTCGTGGCGCCGGACGTTTCGGGTGCGGAATTATAGGGGCAATGGGTTGACGCTGTGCGCGAGGCGCCGCAGAACAATTCGCGCAACAGGAGACCCACCCCATGACCCATGACCAGGCCATATCCGAGTTCCGCGAAGCCAGCGCCGCCGTGCGCCGCGCCTATGCCGCGCACCATGACGCCCGCATGGGTCAGATCCTGGCTGACCTTGCCATGGCTAAGGCGACAGAAAATCTAACGGCTGCTCAGGACAGGCTGGCGGCTGCGGATGAGGCCCTGCGCCATGCCGAGGAGCCGGCTCCCCCGCCCCCGGCGGATATCGATGCTTCCCGTGGGGCGTGGGCGGATATCCATGCCGTTGGTTTCGAGACGGCTGACCAATAGCCGGACGGCGCCCCCCTAAGGCCGTCTGGCGGCGCCCGCGGCGTCTCCTGTCTGCACCTCGCCGCGGGCGCTACCCTACCCTAGCCCCGAGGTAAAATCTCAATGCACGGCAAAGCTGGGCTCATACAGGCCATGTTTTTTCCGCATATCATCGATGATGCTTTTATCGACACGGTCATGGCGCACGTGGCCGAGAGCGTGCGGGCGGTTGAGTTGCCCAAGCGGCGGCGGGCGGCCCAGCAACTGATTGAGGACATCGCCTGCCAGGCCGTCTGTGAAATGTGGACGGCGGCGTTTCCGGGGAAGCGTTATCGGCCGACACGGTCATGGCCGCGCGCCACGGCGATACTGCTTGACAACCCGCGGCGTGTCGTGTTGGAAGTTTGGATCGGGCAGGACTATCAGCAGGCTGAGTTGCCCGAGCCCGTGGAGATTGTGCTGGATGGCGAGTAAGCCGGGTCTTTACGCTGCAATACACGCCAAGCGTAAGCGCATCGCCGCCGGGTCCGGAGAAACCATGCGCCGACCGGGGACGAAGGGTGCGCCGACCGCGGCGGCTTTCAGGGCCAGCGCGAAGACGGCTCGGAAGAAATAGCATGGCAAAGCCGGCCAAAGGTAAAGCCCTTGTCAAGGTTACGGCTACCGGCCGGCGGGTGTCTTACGGCCAGGCTGGCGAGGCGAAGGGTGGCGGGCCGAGGGTGCGGCCGGGGACGGCGAAGGGTGATGCTTACTGCGCCCGCTCTATGGGGCAGATGAGAGACAATCCGAAGGCGGCGGCAGATCCGAACAGTCCGCTGCGACTTAGTCGCAAGAGGTGGAAGTGTTCGGGCGAGAAAAGCACAAAATAGAATTGTTTTAATTATGGGAGCCAGAGGTCCGAAACCCGGGACGCCACGGCCGGCCAACAGCGGACGGCGCAAAGGCGTGCCCAATAAGGCAACCATTGAGATTAAGGAACTGGCCCGCGCCTATGGGCCAACAGCGATTGGGGAGCTTGCCAGGCTGGCCGGGCTGACGAACCAGCCGGGCAGCGAGAACGAGGCGACAAGGGTGTCGGCTATCAAGGAACTCATCGACCGCGGTTACGGCAAGGCTACTCAGCCGATCAGCGGCGCGGATGGCGGCCCCCTCTCGCTTATAGTCGCAACCGGCCTGCCTGATGCCGCAAAAGCAGATTAGCCTCGGCTATTACCCACGCGAGTGGCAGAAGGAATGCCACCTGCAGAAGCGGCGGTTTACGGTGCTGGCGCTCCATCGAAGGGCCGGCAAGACCGAAATGTCCCTGATGGAGCTGATCCACGCGGCGCTCCAGTCGCGCGCTGAGCTACCCTATTTTGTCTATGTCGCTCCCTTCCTGAAGCAGGCCAAGACGATCGCCTGGGCGCGTCTGAAGCAGAGGCTGGCGCCCCTGATGGCGCATGACGCCATGGCGGTGAATGAGAGTGATCTGTCGGTTAAGTTTAAGCACAACAATGCTGTGATCCGCCTATTCGGCGGGGACAACCCGGACGCCTTGCGTGGCGTCAGGCTTGACGGATGCGTGATTGATGAGGTGGCCCAGATCAAGCCCGAAGTCTGGCAGGACATTATCCAGCCCGCCCTGTCCGACCGGCGCGGCTGGGCGCTGTTCATTGGCACGCCGGCTGGCATCAACCTGTTTTCCGAGCTGTTTTTCCGCGCGCAGACATTGCCTGACTGGTATTCGGCCCGCTTCACGGTGTATGACACGGGCAGCCTTGACCCGTCTGAGGTCGAGCGCCTGCGCCGGGATATGCATGAGGCCAGCTTCAGCCGCGAGTATCTGTGCGACTTCTCCGCGGCCGGCGACGATCAGCTGATATCCCTGTCCGATGTGCAGGAAGCCGCTCGCAGGCATTACAAGGTGACTGACTATCACTACGCGCCGCGTATCCTTGGCGTTGACCCTGCGCGCTTTGGGGACGATCGGTCGGTCATCTTCCCCCGGCAGGGACTGGTAGCGCTTCCCCCGATCGTTCTGCGTGGCGTCGACAACATGGACCTGGCGGCGCGGGTCGCGGCTAAGATCGAGGAGTGGAAGCCGGACGCCGTGTTCGTCGATGCCGGCGCGGGGTCGGGGGTCATCGACCGCCTGCGCCAGCTGCGGCATTCCGTGACCGAGGTTCCTTTCGGGGGCAAGCCGTTGGACGACCAGTATCTCAACAAGCGTACCGAGATCTGGTGTCAGATGGCCGACTGGATCCGGCTTGGCGGGGCGATACCCGATGACGTTTCCCTCAAGCAGGACCTTGCCGCGCCCGTTTACAGCTACAACCTGGCCGGCAAGAAAGTCCTTGAAAGCAAGGACGACCTCAAGGCGCGCGGCCTGCCGAGCCCTGACCTGGGCGATGCGCTGGCGCTGACCTTTTCATCGCCCGTGGCGCCCAAGTCTGAGCGCGATCGCTTCTTCGAGGCGCATAAAAAGAAAAGCAACGAGTACAATCCCCTTGATCTGGTATGAGAATGCCTGCAATACGCGAAATTCAGGTCACCGAATGGATTGACCAGGCGTGGTCTCTCTTTGAGGCGCACTGTGAGGAGATCGCGCAGGACATGTTGCTCGCGCCCGATCTTGATGCCTACTGCATGCTTGAGGGCCGCGGCGCGCTCCTGTCCCTCGGGGCGTTCGAGGGCGATGAGATTGTCGGCTATTCCGTCAACCTGATTACGCACAACCTGCATCACGCCAACGTGACGATCTGTCAGAACGACATACTTTACCTGCGCGAGGACAAGCGGCAGGGGGCGACCGGGCTGCGTCTGATGCGCGAGACAGAGCGCATGGCGAAGGAGCGTGGGGCCAACATGGTCATCTGGCACGCCAAGCCTGAAACCAACCTGTCCGGCATTCTGCCCCGTATGGGCTATGACGTGCGGCAGGTCTGCTATGCGAGGATGATCTGATGGCCGACCCCGTCACATGGCTTGCAATCGCCACCACGGCCAGCACGGCCAGCAGCATCTACTCCGGCAACCAGGCCGCCCGGCGGCAGAAGACAGCAGCCCGCGCCGCTGCAACACAGGCCGAGGCCGCGCAGCGCCAGTCCGAGCGCGAGTTCAACCGCATGAACCAGAAGCGCCCCAACGTCGCCGCCATGATGACGGCTAACCGCGCAGCCGGAAGCGGCGGGGTCAGCGGGACCTTCCTCACCGGCACGGGCGGCGCCCCGGCAACCGGCGGCATGCTTGGCCGCACATCGCTGTTGGGGTCCTGATGGCCGATATCGTCAAACAGCGCAGCCAGTATCAGTCACGCTGGGTCAGCCTCCAGACGGAGCGGGCCAGCTGGATCAGCCATTGGCGCGAGCTGTCTGACTACCTCATGCCGCGCTCGGCCCGCTTCTACAAAAGCGACCGCAATAAGGGAACGAAAAAGCACAACGCCATCTTCGACAACACAGCAACCGGAGCCCTGCGCGTGCTGTCCGCAGGCATGATGAGTGGCATGACTTCGCCGGCTCGCCCATGGTTCCGGTTGGCCCTTCCTGACGAAGAGCTGATGGACTACGGGCCGGTCAAGGAATGGCTCTCAGACGTGCAGCAGCGCATGCTGAACGTGTTTACGCGCAGCAACACGTACCTCACGCTGCACTCGGTTTACGAAGAGCTGGCCTGCTACGGCACATCCTCCGCCATCATGCTGGATGATTTCAACAGCGTGATCCACCACTATCAATCGCCCATCGGCGAGTTCGCCCTGGCGGCTGACTACCGCGGCAATGTCAATACGATTTATCGCGAGTTCGAGAAAACTGTCGGCGAGATGGTCGGCGAGTTCGGGTATGAGAACTGCAGCCGCACGGTCCAGAGCCTGCACAACTCGGGCAACCTCGACGCATGGGTGCCGCTCATTCACGCGATCGAGCCGCGCGTCGACCGCGATCCCAAGATGAAGGACAGCCGCAACAAGCCATGGCGGTCTGTCTACTTCGAGCCCGGCTCGGATGGCGCTAACAACAAGTTCCTGCGCGAAAGCGGGTTCGACCGCTTCCCGGGTCTGTGCCCGCGCTGGCATAAGATGGGCGGCGATATCTACGGATCCTCGCCGGGCATGGAAGCCTTGGGCGATATCAAGCAGCTGCAGCACGAGCAGCTCCGCAAGGCCAACGGGATTGATTACATGACCAAACCGCCGCTGCAGGTGCCGGCCAGCATGAAGGGTCGCGACGTCGATTACCTGCCTGGCGGTGTGACTTACGTGGACGCGCCCGGCACGAACAACGCCGTGGCCACGCTGTTTAACGTCAGCCTTAACCTCGAGCATCTGCTCATTGACATTCAGGACGTGCGTTCGCGCATCAACCGTTCGTTTTACGCTGACCTGTTCCTCATGCTCGCGCAGCAGCCCGCAGGCGGGCGGATGACGGCGACCGAGGTGGCAGAGCGGCATGAGGAAAAGCTTCTGATGCTCGGTCCCGTGCTTGAACGGCTGCACAATGAGCTGCTGAAGCCGCTGATCGACGAGACATTTGCCAAGATGCTGGCCGCCAACATCCTGCCTCCGGCGCCCGAAGAGTTGCAGGGCATGGAGCTGGACGTGGAGTTCGTGTCGATGCTTGCCCAGGCGCAGCGTGCGGTCGGGGTCAACAGCATTGACCGCTATGTTGGGTCGATGGGGCTCATCGCGCAGATGAAGCCGGACGTGCTTGACAAGTTCGACAGCGACAAGTGGGCCGATGCGTATGGCGACATGCTGGGCGTGGACCCCGACCTGATCGTCGCCAGTGAGGACGTGGCGATCGTCCGACAGCAACGGGCTCAGGCACAGCAGCAGGCGGCCCAGCTTGAGAGCGCAGAGCGTCAGGCCGCGGCCGCACAGAAGCTGGGCACGGTCAAGACAGATCAGCGCAATGCTGCAACCGACATCCTCAACCTGTTCAGCGGCTATCAGGCCCCCAGCGGGGTGGAGGTGTAATGGCCCGCGCATCTGGAACAGCATGGCCTTGGCTGCTCGCTGACAATAGCCAGCGGATCGTCGGTGTGCGTGCGCCGGACGGGTACGAGACCTACCTGGTGGCTCAATGGTTCGGCGCGTTCTCGTCTCTTGTCGATCAGACGGCAAGCGCAAACGAAGCCACGCCCATGGAGTTCGAGGTCGTCGAAATCAATGACCACGGCATCACCATTGTCGACACGACCCGGATAACTGTCGACGCTTCCGGCGTCTACAATCTTGCCTTCAGCGCGCAGCTGGTGAACTCAGGCGGGCAGGAAAAGAACGTTTCAATATGGCTGGCGAAGAACGGAACCGCCGTCGACAACAGCAACACGCAGATCACCGTGCCGAAATCCCATGCCAACGGCGACGGCCAGCAGGTTGCCGCGTGGAACCTGTTTGTCCGGCTCAAGGCCAATGATTACGTCCAGCTGATGTGGTCGACGCCCTCCACGGACGTCAGCATCCAGCAGATCGCAGCCCAGACAACCCCGGCGCGCCCGGTCACGCCGTCGGTGATCCTCACAGTCAACCGGGTATCATAGGAGAGAGACATGCCGAGCATGAAGCCTTATGGAGCCAAGCCTGCCAAGGCGATGCCGCCGAAGAAAGCCGCTAAGAAGAAGGGTAAGTGACATGGGTGCGCCCGTTATTTCCGAAGGACTGGAGAGGCTCACCGCCACGATCGCGAACGGCGCAAGCCTGTCCGGTGCTGTGGATCTCGGCGGGCGCAAACTTGTCGGTATCGTCATGCCGGCGAGCTGGACGGCTGCGTCGCTGACGTTCCAGGCGTCTCCCGATGGCGTGACGTATTACAACGTCTATGACGGCGCGACGGAGCGTGCGGTCGTGGTTGGTGCGAGCTACTACTCAATGCTGAATATCGGCGACTGGGTCGGCTGCCGATGGATCAAGGTCCGCTCCGGCACGGCGGGTTCCGCGGTCAATCAGGCGGCTGAGCGCGCGCTGATACTGGTGATCCAGCCATGAGTATCCTGCAGCTCTGGATCAAGCGTGGTGCGATCGGCGCTGCAGTCAGCGGCGGCACCACGCTGCTGACCGAGGTGGTGACGGATGCCGGCGATTACGTCGTCACCGATAGCGATGAAACTGTAGTTCTGGGGTAAGCCATGGCCACCGCACCGTTAAGTAACCTGACCGCGACCTGGAACGCCTCGGGCACCACGTTCACCGCCATCAAGATGGACGTCACCGACACCGCCTCCGCCGCAGGCTCGCTGCTGATGGATTTGCAGGTGGGGGGGACGAGTAGGTTTAGGGTCAGTAAAACTGGCGTTGTCACTTCTTCGCTTTCTACAGGAAACGACAGCTTCAATTCAGCCACAGATACGTCTGTAGGAACATACGGGCTTAAAACACGGTCTGACGGGCAAATTTCCTGGTCTTCTACAAACGGGTTTAGCGGCACAGCTGACCTCATCCTCGCCCGCGACGCCGCCAACACCCTAGCCCAGCGCAATGGCACGAACGCGCAGGCGTTCAGGGTGTACAACACGTTCACGGATGCGAGTAATTATGAGCGGATAAACATCTTGTGGTCTGCAAACACAGCGTTTGTGGAAACGCTTGCGGCAGGCACAGGAGCTGCGCGAAGCCTTATCATCGGCTCCAATGGGTCTGGAACAAATCTTGGGTTTATGTCCGCTGGGACAGTTAGATGGCGTGTTAATTCCAATGGCCACCTGACGGCGGAAGCCGACAACACCTACGACATCGGCGCGTCGGGCGCGAACAGGCCGAGGAATGTGTATGTCGGCACTAATATCATTTCACCGCAATTTTCGACCAACAGTTTTGGTTTTTCTACCACAACCGGCGGGTACATCAATTTCGCCAGTAGGGCTGGATTTGAAAGTCCGGCTGATGGTGTCCTTAAACTGCGTAACAACGGCGATACAGACTTCTCCCGCCTCCAGTTTGGCGGCACCACCTCCAGCTTCCCAAGCCTGAAGCGGTCGAGCGCAACGCTTGAAGCCAGATTGGCTGATGACAGCAATTACTGCAATTTCACGGCGAATACGATCACAGGATCTAGTCAAGTCGTATCGGCGTCTAGTTTGGTCGCGCACAGTGGAACGGCTATCCCCGCAGGCGGCACAACAGGCGCGGGCGTTAGAGTTTCCTCCACCGCCAACTTCGGCGTCTTCTTCGGCTCCGGCGCTCCCACACTCAGCGCCGCCAAGGGCTCCCTCTACCTGCGCTCTGACGGCACCACGACCAACGACCGGGCCTACATCAACACGGACGGGGCCACGACGTGGACCGCCCTGACGACTGCTGCATAAGGAGAACCACCAATGAGCGTCTACACCGTTGACGTTATCCCCGAAGTATCACCTCAGCCGACCGAGCCGCTGACGAATGCTCAGTACATTGACTGGGTGGTTAATAGGGCCGCAGAGAGCTACCAGACGCAATACGGCGCCGCCTCCAAAGAAGCCGGCATCACGGCAGCGCGCGAGGCGTTCAATGCTTCTATCCCCGCGCCCGTAGTTGAGGAAGCCGCCTGATGACCTTGGATCTCACCCCCGCCCAGTTCCAGGCGCTTGTCGGGCTGCTGGATGTGGCCATCAAGCAAGTCGGCATCCGCGCCTTCGAGGATGACGTTGCCGGGCTGATGGCTGCGGTGAAGGCTGCGGCAGCGAAGAAAGAAGAGCAGGAATGAGCAACGCCCGCGAGAACGTCAACCTGCTGACCAGCGCCGACTGGAACATTCCAACCCTGCGCCTGGCGAACTGGGGCAGTGGGGCCGTTCCGCCGCAGGTCGTGCTTAAAAATAACTGGGTCTCCGGCGATGGCGGCGGGCTGTTTCGTTACGACGCCGGAGACACCACCACGGCCGACAATGGCGGCACCGTCATTGTTGATGCGGCGGGGAATAGGTGGAAGCGGCAGTTTTCCGCTGGCGAGGCGATGACGCTGGAAATGTTTGGCGGCGGTCCTGCCGTTGCCTCAAATACAGCTGCATTCAATGCATGGGTTGCTGCCGTCAAGGCCGGGACTGCTTCACGCACGCTTGACTTGGGTACTGGAACTTATGCGTTCCTCACAAAGACTGACCGCATAGACAACGCCGGCGAGATCATCATTAGCGGGCAGGGTATTTCTACTGTTGTCACGCGCGCGTGGACATCATCGGACGTCAAGGAAGGGCTGTTTCACGCTTACGGGTCAACCCAACTAAGCGCCTCTGACTTTGCGGCTGGAACGGCGGCGGGAGGTTCTTACGGCGGCTCACTGATCACGCTTGAGGCTAGCAGCAGCGCAGCGCCAGATTTCTCGCTAATCTCTCACATTTATTGCACGTCCTACAGTGGCGTGTCGGCTAAAACTATTTCAGCCGCAACGGCGGCTAACCCCGGAGTGTTTACAAGCAACGCGCACGGATACAGCAACGGCGATTTTGTGGTGTACCTGTACGGCACAGGTGGAACGTGGTCGTCAATAACGCATCGCCTTTTTCAGATATCTGATGCGACAACCAACACCTTCACGCTGACCGATCCAGACACGTCAGTCAAAGTCGACAGCTCTGGCTTTGGGTTTTACAGCACCAACACAGCGACGGTAAAAGCAGCACTAGCAACAGATTATCCAATCGTCATTGATGGATCGGCCCGCACAACTGGCGCGGTTGGCGTGCGAAACGTCAAGTTTGAAAACATTACCTGCTTTGGCGGGCGTCGCGGCGCGATGCTGGTCAATGGCGCGATTGAACTGTCAGCCTCAAATTGCAGCACGTCCGACGCTGGATGGGACGCGACCGTCAGGATAACGGGAACAGCGTCCGTTCCAAACTATTACACCATTTTCTCATCAGGATCGCTTGCGCGCGTGGCGCTTGATCGGTCTTATTATGCCGGCGGCGACGTTCAAATCCAAGGCGAACTTGTTCAGACCGCAAACACCTTTGGGCAATACTTTGATTTTTCAATTGGAAAAGCGGTTACGCGCGCCGGAACGTATGTAGCAGGTCCTGACTTTGTTCCGCTGCCCGGCGGTATGGTGTTTCAGAAAAAAGCCATAACTGGCGTTACTGGTTCTTATGCAACATTTACGTGGCCAATACCCTTCAGAGTTGCCCCGGTAATTTATGACGGCATCGGCATTAACTCAGGATCGTTTGCCATTGTGATAATGAACTCCGTCACCACAACGGGTGTGCAAGTGGCCGGCTCAAACCTTAATGCTGGCGGTGATGTCATTATCTGGGCCATAGGGGAGCTTGCATACTGATGCGCGCATTCATTCAACCAGAACCAGGAAGAACATGGGTTGCGGTGCGAGCTGACGGCGTTTGCGCTCCACTCCCGCAAATTTCATCTGGGCCATATGACGATCCGATGGCTGGGCTACGAGAAGCCGTTGCAAGTATGCCGGGCCAGTGGCGTATCGAAGATGTTCCGTTTGTTGAGCTCGACGGGTTGCCTTATGAGCAAGCTGCAACTTGGAATGATGGAGCAGTTACGCTAAGCGACGATCCGGCTAAACAACAAGAAGTTTGTTCGCAGCAAGCTAAAGTTTTGTTGGAGCAAACGGATTACGTTGAGTTTCGCCCCCATACGCCTGAGCGCACACCAACACCCGAATGGATAGCTTGGCGCGAGACGCTGCGCGAAGTTGCGCGCGGCAATCTTGATGTTATTCCGCCAGAACCGGAACGTTACAATGCCCCTTAAAAAAGGCTCATCCCAGAAAACCATCAGCGCCAACATCCGCACCGAGATGCGCGCCGGCCGGCCACAAAAGCAGGCGATCGCCATCGCCCTGCAGAAAGCCGGCAAGGCCAAGAAGGGCAAGAAGTAATGTTCGACTTCGACCCCTTCGACATCGCTTCGCAACAGGCCCGGGAAAACGACCGGCGCCATGTGGCTGC